CTGATCGCAGACCTCCAGGGAGAGGACTTCGATATTTCGCTCACTGGATTTGATCCTGCGGAGATTGATGACCTCTTCAAAGACTCACTCAAAGACGGGATCCATGATGATGAGTTCGATGTTGATGACGAGCTCCAGAAACCCGCACTTACCCAACTGGGGGATGTGTGGCATCTGGGTAATCATCGACTAGTCTGTGGGGACAGTACTGATCCTGAAACCTTCGAACTCCTGATGGCTGGCAGGAAAGCAAACCTTGTCGTTACCGATCCACCCTACAATGTGAACTATGAGGGGCAGGCAGGGAAGATCAAGAATGATCATATGGCAGGAGATGCCTTCCTCACCTTTCTCCGTACTGCCTTTGAAAACACGGAAGCACACATGGCTGATGATGCATCGATTTATGTCTTCCATGCAGATACCGAAGGTTTGAACTTCCGTAAGGCATTCAGTGATGCAGGGTTTTATCTCTCCGGTACCTGCATTTGGAAGAAACAGTCACTGGTCCTCGGACGATCTCCGTACCAATGGCAGCACGAACCGGTGCTCTTTGGTTGGAAGAAGAAAGGTAAACATCAGTGGTACACGGGGAGAAAGGAATCAACCATCTGGGAGTTCGACAAACCCAAGAAGAATGCTGATCATCCCACCATGAAACCGGTCGGACTGCTCACCTACCCGATCATGAATTCTTCGATGAGCAATACGCTCATCCTGGATCCATTCGGCGGTAGCGGCAGTACACTCATTGCCTGTGAACAGACTGAACGGTCCTGCTGCACCATTGAGCTTGATGAGAAATATTGTGACGTCATCATCAAACGCTATATCGAGCTCACCGGTTCAGCTGATACAGTAACCGTCCAGCGCGATGGATTGACCTACCGATATGATGAATTGGCGGCTAAAGAAATATCGAGCGAAATTATCGAAGATGAGACTTGATATCTCAGGACACATAGGGGACTATGAATACTGAGACAGGAGGATGGTATATGAGTGGTTCGCGACCCCATCGATTAAAAACACTACGTGAGGAGTTCCCCGTAGGCTGTATGGTCGAACTGATCCATATGGACGATACGCAAGCTCCTCCAGCAGGATCCATAGGACGCGTGCTTACTATCGATGATATCGGGACCATCCACGTAGCTTGGAAGAACGGCTCCACTCTGGGCATTGTCCCAGGAGTTGATATGATCAAGCGACTCTCACCGTAACTTCCTCGTAGCCCTCACGAATAGGAACACAATCTCTGTATGCAAAGGCCCGTTATCGGGTCTTTTTTCATGCTGCAACAAGGACACCTCATGCGAACACTTAAAAAATACACACCCACCAGGTTTGCCGCACAGGAGTCCGTCTACGATAAGGTGAAGGCTGATTTCGCTGTCAATTTCATCCAATGCCTCTGCCACACCAAGGGCATCTGGTCGGGGAAACCCTTCCTCCTTATGGACTGGCAGGAACAGATCATCCGGGACCTCTTCGGTATCATGAAACCCAATGGGTATCGGCAGTTCAATACTGCCTACATCGAGATCCCGAAGAAGAACGGTAAGTCAGAACTTGCAGCAGCAGTGGCCCTGCTCTTAACCTGCGGGGACTTCGAGGAACGTGCTGAGGTCTACGGTTGTGCTGCAGACCGGCAGCAGGCATCGATTGTCTTTGAAGTCGCCGCAGATATGGTACGGATGTGTCCGGCTCTCAACCGGCGAGTGAAGATCCTCACGGCAACGAAACGGATCATCTATCTGCCGACCAACAGTTTCTATCAGGTGTTATCAGCTGAAGCCTATTCTAAGCATGGGTTCAATATCCACGGGGTCGTCTTCGATGAGCTGCATACCCAGCCAAATCGGAAGCTCTTCGATGTCATGACCAAAGGATCAGGAGATGCGAGAACTCAACCGCTATTCTTCCTGATCACCACGGCTGGAACCGATATCCACTCGATCTGCTATGAGCAGCACCAGAAAGCGAAAGACATCCTGGAAGATCGTAAGCATGATGCTACCTTCTATCCGGTGATCTATGGATCAGAGGATCAGGATGATTGGACGAGCCCCAAGATCTGGAAGAAAGCGAACCCTTCACTGGGAGAGACGATCGGCATCGATAAAGTGAAAGCAGCCTGTGAGAGTGCGAGGGAGAACCCTGGGGAAGAGAACATCTTTCGGCAGTTACGACTCAACCAATGGGTCAAACAGGCGGTCCGGTGGATGCCGATGGAGAAATGGGATCTCTGTGACTCCACCGTTGATCTCGACACCCTCGAAGGCCGTGTATGCTACGGAGGCTTGGACCTCTCATCTTCGACTGATATCACGGCCTTTGTGTTGGTGTTTCCTCCTACTGATGAAGATGATACCTACTGCATTCTGCCCTACTTCTGGATTCCCGAAGAGTCAATCGGACTTCGGGTCAGACGGGATCATGTTCCCTATGATCTGTGGGAGCGTGAGGGGTACTTGGAAACCACCGAGGGGAATGTGGTCCATTACGGATACATTGAGAAGTTCATCGAGAACCTCGAGACGAAGTTCAACATTCGTGAGATCGCGTTTGACCGTTGGGGTGCAGTCCAAATGGTTCAGAACCTCGAAGGCATGGGATTCACCGTAGTACCCTTTGGCCAGGGGTTCAAGGATATGAGTCCTCCCACAAAGGAGCTCATGAAGCTGGTCTTGGGAACCAATATCGCACATGGCGGGCATCCGGTACTCAGATGGATGATGGATAACATCTTCATCCGTACCGATCCTGCAGGGAACATCAAACCCGACAAAGAGAAATCCACCGAGAAGATTGATGGTGCGGTTGCTACGATCATGGCACTTGATCGGGCAATTCGCTGTGGGAATGACACCAGCGCCTCAGTCTATGACGACCGAGGCATTCTCTATATTTAGCACCGAGGAGCAACAATCTATGGGACTCATGAGTACGCTGTTCACCAGATCACGTGATCGGCCGCAGAATAGGACCTCTGGGTCCGTATACAGTTTTCTCTTCGGTGGGTCCACTTCTGGGAAATCGGTGAATGAGCGATCCTCCATGCAGATGACCGCGGTCTATGCCTGCGTGCGTATCCTTGCTGAGGCGATAGCCTCACTTCCCTTACATCTCTACCAATATGGGGAAGCCAACAATAAGGTGAAGGCAACCGATCACCCGCTCTACCGGTTACTTCATGATGAACCGAATGAAGAAATGACGAGCTTCGTATTCCGCGAAACGCTTATGACGCATCTGCTGTTATGGGGCAATGCCTATGCCCAGATCATCCGCAATGGCAAAGGAGAGGTCGTTTCCCTCTACCCGCTCATGCCAAACCGCATGCAGGTAGACCGTGACACCCACGGGAAGCTCTACTACCAGTACACCCGAAGTGCTGAAGATGCCCCCACCGCAACGGGGTTAACTGTGATCCTCCCACCATCTGAGGTGCTGCATATCCCGGGCCTCGGATTCGACGGACTCGTCGGATACTCACCGATTGCGATGGCAAAAAACGCGATCGGTATGGCCATTGCCTGTGAGGAGTTTGGAGCAAAGTTCTTCGCAAACGGAGCGGCCCCCAGCGGGGTGTTGGAGCATCCAGGGATCATCAAGGATCCAGCCCGGGTGAGAGAGACCTGGCAGGGACAGTTTGGCGGATCGAGCAATTCCGGGAAAGTAGCAGTTCTCGAAGAAGGGATGAAGTATACACCGATCTCCATCTCTCCTGAGCAGGCTCAATTTCTGGAAACGCGAAAGTTTCAGATCAACGAGATTGCCAGGATCTTCCGGGTTCCTCCCCACATGGTGGGAGACCTTGAAAAGTCATCCTTCAGCAATATCGAGCAGCAGTCATTGGAGTTCGTCAAATACACCCTTGACCCCTGGGTCATCCGCTGGGAGCAGGCGCTCTCACGTGCGCTGATTCACACCGAAGAGAAATCAAATCTCTTTTTCAGGTTCAACGTGGAAGGACTGCTGCGGGGAGATTACCAAAGCCGTATGTCAGGGTATGCAACCGCCAGACAGAACGGATGGATGAGTGCCAATGACATACGCACGCTCGAGGACTTGGATCATATCCCGCCAGAGAATGGTGGTGATCTCTACCTCGTAAATGGAAACATGCTTCCCCTGAATCGGGCAGGAGCATTCGCACAGACACAAAACACACCTGATGAAGGAGGAACGACCGATGAAGAACAAGAAGTTCTGGCAGTGGAGAAACCAGAGCGAAGGAGAATCGGGACCACGGATTCTTGAGCTCAGCGGCACCATCGCTGAAGAGAGCTGGTTCGATGATGATGTCACTCCACAGATGTTCCATGATGAGCTCTTTGCCGGCAGCGGTGACGTGGTTATCTGGATCAATTCCCCTGGAGGTGACTGCATTGCAGCCAGTCGCATCTACGCCATGCTCATGGACTATGAAAACCATATCACGGTGAAGATTGACGGTATTGCTGCCAGTGCAGCCTCGGTCATCGCCATGGCGGGAACCAAGGTACTGATGGCACCAACGGCCCTCATGATGATCCATAACCCGATCACCATCGCATACGGCAACTATCAGGATATGCAGAAAGCTATCGGACTGCTCGATGAGGTGAAAGAAAGCATCATCAATGCCTATGAGATCAAAACGAATCTCGGTAGATCCCGCTTAAGTCATCTCATGGATTCAGAAACCTGGATGAATGCCAAAAAGGCAGTGGAACTGGGATTTGCTGACAGCATCTTAGAAGACAGCAAGAAAGCAGTATCACCGGAAGCCTATGCGTTCTCAACCAAGAATGCCCAGGTAGCACTGGTGAACAAGATCACCGCGAAAATACAACCGAAACCCAAAGAGGAAACCGGTACCGACCTCTCAGCACTCGAGAAGAGACTGAGTCTTATCAAACCATAGAAGGAGTAACTACGATGAGTACAACGAATGACATGCGCATCCAGCGCGCAAAGACCTGGGAGAAAGCAAAAGCCTTTCTCGACGACCGACGAGGTAAGAACGGCATCCTCAGCGCAGAAGATACGGCGATGTATGAGAGGATGGAAAAGGAGATCGTAGATCTCGGGCATGAGATCGAACGCCAGGAGCGTCTCGATGCATTTGAACGAGAAATGAGTGCCCACGTGGGGACTCCTCTCACCAGTCGACCCGAAACTCTTACAAAAGACGAGAAAACCGGCCGTGCTTCCGATGCGTACAAGAAAGCTTTCTGGAACCATCTGCGTATGAAGGATAACCTCCCGGACCTGCGAAACGCATTGCAGATCGGTACGGACACCGAAGGCGGATATCTCGTTCCGGATGAATTCGAGCATACCCTCGTTGAAGCGTTAGAGGAAGAGAATATCTTCCGAAATCTCGCCCATATCATCCATACCTCAAGCGGCGACCGGAAGATTCCGGTTTCAGCTTCCAAGGGTGAAGCAGCATGGATCGATGAGGGAGGTGCATACCCGGAGAGTGATGATTCCTTTGGGCAGGTCACCATTGGAGCCTACAAGCTCGGTACCATCATCAAGGTATCTGAAGAGCTCATCAACGATAGTGTCTTCGATATTGAAGCCTATATCGCCCGTGAGTTCGCTCGAAGGATCGGCGCAAAGGAAGAGGCAGCCTGCTTTACTGGAGATGGGGTGGGCAAACCACTGGGTATCCTTGCCGGAAGTGGCGGAGCTCAGGTAGGCGTAACGGCTGCATCTGCAACCGCACTCTCAAGCGATGAAGTCATTGACCTCTACTACTCGCTGCGTGCTCCGTACCGAAAGAATGCCGTATGGCTGATCAATGATACCACCATCAAGGCGATCAGAAAGCTCAAAGATGGAAACGGTCAGTATATGTGGCAGCCTTCCCTCTCAACCGGGACCCCTGATAAGATCCTCAGCCGTCCAGTC